CTTGTTGTCAAAGATACCGCAGAGAGCACACAGGAGGCTGTAGAAGGATTTGTAGCTTTGGTGAATGAACTTGCTGATAAAAAGGTTAGCGAGAAACTAAAAGGTAAGACACCGAAGAAGATGGAAGACACTTCCGCAGGCGAGATTACAAAAGAACAATTCAACAGAATGGGATATCAAAGTAGAAATGAATTACTACAAAACAATCCCGAACTATATCACAAATTGAAAGGATGATTAATAAATGACACAAACTAAAATTGCACAAATGGTAAACCCAGAGGTTCTAGCTGATATGGTTTCAGCTAAGTTACCAAAAATGATTAAATTTACACCTTTAGCTTACGTTGAGCGTGAGTTAGTAGGACAACCTGGAAACACAGTAACAGTAGCTAAATGGGTATATTCTGGAGATGCTAAAGACATCACTGAGGGTGAAGCAATCGTCCCAGACCAATTAACTACTGACAAGTCTACAATGACAATCAAGAAAGCTGGTAAAGGTGTCGAAGTAACAGACGAGGCTTTATTATCTGGTTACGGAGACCCATTAGGGCAAGCAGCACACCAAATCGCTTTAGCTATCGCAAACAAAGTGGACAACGACTTAGCTACTGAGGCTGCAAAAGCTACTCAATATGTCGATGATGCACCTACAACTGGAGACGCACTTGATAAAGCCTTAGCAGTATTCTCAGACGAAGAAGATGCACATTATGTTGCAGTTATCAATCCAGAAGATGCAATCGCATTACGCAGTAACACAGTAAAAGAGTGGTTACGTGGTTCAGAAATCGGCGCAAATACTGTTGTTTCTGGAACATTCGGTGAAACACACGGAGTTCAAATCGTACGATCTAAGAAAGTTACTAAAGGAAAAGGATTCCTTGTTAAAGTTTCTGCAGTTGAAACAGATACAGACGATGTTGCTAAGTATGGAGCATTCGTTATTAACTTAAAACGTGATGTGGCTGTTGAAACAGACCGCGATATTTTAAAGAAAACTACTGTTATCACTGGGGACGAACACTATGGTGTTTACTTATACGACCCTACAAAAGTTGTAAAATTCGGAGGCGCTTAATATGGGGATGATGTTACGACGACATCACCCTAAAAAGCCTGCTGAGACTGAAGCTATCAATTATAGTGACTTAACAGTTAAAGAACTGCAAGATATTGCGAAAGAGCGTAATATCAAAGGTTATTCAACGTTGAACAAAGAGGAACTTATCGCAGTATTGGAGGGATAGCATGGAAAATATCACTCAAGCGAAGATATTGCTAGGGATTGAGGACAATCTTCAAGATAAGTTACTGACAACCATAGCGACGTTGACAATTGCTAATTTTTTAGCTTACGCAGGTGTGGATGATGTCCCAGAGGGCCTTGAGTATATTATTACTGAGGTCATTATTAAACGATTCAACAGAATAGGTGCTGAAGGGATGAGCAATCAATCCCTAGAAGGTACATCTATGACATTTAACTCTGATGATTTCAAAGAATACGATAGTGTGATTAAGCGAGTTTGTTCAAAAACATTTAATGCGGGGTTTAAGATGCTATGAGATATAACGAAAGAGTGGAGATTATCACTAAGAAACAAGAAGAGTACAATCCAGAAACGGGCGAATATACTTCTAATGAAGAAGAAAAAATTATTGTTCCAGTCCATGTAATGGATTTGGGAATTGATAAGCAAGTCGCAGTTTTTGGAGAGTATAAACGAGGTTCAAAAGTGGTTTATTTCCAAAACACGCCTAAAATCTCATTTACTTATCTAAACTATCGAAATGACCGCTATAATTGTAGAGCAGATAAGCAGTCTGGAAGAGTATTCTATTTAGAAAAGGATAATTCTGTTGGGTAGCTTACAATTTGAATTAAAAGGCCTTGAAAAGCTTCAAACTAAACTTCAAAGAGTCGCTAAAATGGAAGAGGTTGAGCGCATCGTTGAGAAACACGGTACTGAAATGCAGAAAAAAGCAGTAAACAACGCTTCCAAGTTCAGAGGGCACTATGAGGGTCGAGGCAAAAATAAACATTTTGTCAAGCCAACAGGGGCGACTAAACGTTCTATCTCTGTCAACAGTAGCAAGATAGATAGATTTAGATATAGAGTGGCTCCAGGGACTGCTTACGCTGCTTACGTTGAATTAGGAACTCGCAAAATGAGCGCACAACCGTTCATCAAACCAGCTTTTGACGAACAGAAAAAACTATTTAAAAATGATTTGGAGAGGTTGGTTAAATGAAATCAAGAGAGCAAGCAATTTTTGACAGCGTATTTAAACGTTGCCAGAATTTAGGGTATAAGACATACGACTACAAGCCAGACGACAATGTGCCTTATCCGTTCGTTGAGTTAGAGGATACTACTTCTATATTAGTACCTAACAAAACGGACGTGAAAGGTACGGTCGAGCTGGTCTTATCGGTGTGGAGTACTCGTAAAAAACGAAAACAAGTATCGGATATGTGTTCGAGTATCCTAGCAGAATCGATGAAGATTGTTGAGGCGGACGGCTATTATGTAGCCTTGAATGTCTCGCAATCTACAATTTCGATTTTTGATGACAACACGACAATCGAACCGCTAAAGCGTGGTCGTGTTCGTCTAGTATTTACAATTTTATAGAAAAGAGGTTAAAATAAATGCCAGTTGCAAAAAAAGGTATTGATAGTATTTTATTATTTCGCTTATTAAGTGAAGCGAGCAAAGCGGACGGTGCTAAACTAGCATTCCAAACTGAACACTCAACAGAGAAGAGCCGTGACACTAACTCAGTCAAAACTAAAGACGGAGTATTACAATCTGTAGGTGGTATTGAGGTTTCAATCACTGCTACAACGATCATGGCAGAAGACGATGAGCTTGTTGCTAAATTAGAAACAGCTATGGACAATGGTGAACTTGTTGAAGTTTGGGAAATTGAAAAGAATGCTAAAAAACAAGGTAACAAATACGAGGCTGTTTATTATCAAGGTTACTTGACATCATTCAAGAAAACTAAAAACGCTGAAGACTTAATCGAATTAGAACTTGAATTCGCAGTTAACGGAACTGGAGTTAAAGGTTATGCAACTTTAAACACTAGTCAAGCAGAAGTGGTTCAATATGAATTTGCGGACACTACAAAAGGAACTGCAAGTCCAGCTAGCCCAGTAGCTGCTTCACCTGGAATCGGTGGTTAGAAATTAAGAGAGGTTCACGCCTCTCTTTTTTATTGTATTTTTTAGAAAAAGGAGAAATAACAATGCAATTAAAAATCAATGATAAAACTTACAACATTAAATTCGGAGTAAAATTCGTTCGTGCGTTGGATAAAGCTTATCCAATCGAACAACAAGGTTTAAAATTCGGAATGGCTCTATCTGCTAAAATTCCAGAATTGTACGCTAAAAATATCGCGTCATTGGCTGATATTATCTACTATGGAACAGTTACAGAAAGCCCTCGCCCTTCTTTGACTGATGTTGAAACATACGTTGAAGAATGCGAAGATTTAGAACAATTATTCGATGATGTACTTCAAGAATTGAGTGAGTCAAACGCGGGTAAGTCTTTGCTGTCGGAGATGAACCAAGGTCTCAAGAAGAAATAATTGAGAAATCATCTCTAGAAACGTTTGAGGAAATCATTATTAATTGTGTCCGATTTTTAAACATTACAGACATGAACGAGATAGGTCGTATGACAATGTACGAGTATGACTTGTTGATGACTGGAGTGTTATTAAGAAAGCAAGATGAAGATGAACTCTTACATCGTTCTGCTTGGTTAACTAGACAGGTAGAAGCTACTAAGTCGGACGGAAAAACTCCTTTATACAAGAAATACAGTGATTTTTACAAGAAAAAAGATACTAAGCAAAAGTATCAACTCTCAGACGAAGAGAAACAACTCTTACTGAGAGCGAACATGTAATGAAAGGAGGTATATAATGGCAGAGACTTATTCAGTCGAGGCGGTATTAACCGCAGTCGATAAGGGAATGAGTTCTACTTTGAACGGGTTACAGAAAGCAATCAACGGGCTTCAAAAGTCATCATCTGCATTCGATAACATTTCAAATAAGAGCAGTTCGATGTTTAAATCAATGCTTGGTGCTGAGCTTGTTGGCTCAGCAATTAAATCAGCTTTTGGAAGTATCAAAAGTACTATGGGCGAAATGGTCGGAGAGTTGAATAGCTCTAAAAAGGCTTGGGATACGTTTGACGGAAACCTCAGCAAGTTGGGTTGGGGGAAAGACCAAATCAACGAGGCAAAAGAGGCTATGCAGGACTATGCGACTAAGACTATCTACTCAGCCTCAGACATGGCTAGTACATTCTCTCAAATGGCGGCGATTGGTCGAAACGACAGCAACGAACTAGTTCAGGCAATGGGTGGTCTTGCTGCATCCGCTGAAAATCCTAAACAAGCGATGAAATCCCTATCTCAACAAATGGTTCAAGCTCTAGCTAAGCCAAAACTTACTTGGCAGGACTTCCGTATCATGATGGAACAAGCTCCAGCAGGTATGAGTGCAGTCGCTAAAGAAATGGGAATGTCATTAAATGACTTGATTATCAAGATTCAAAATGGAGAAGTCAAAACCGATGATTTCGCCGAAGCGTTTAAACGTGCAGGGGCGTCCATGCAGGATATGGCTACTCAATACAAGACGATTGACCAGGCACTAGACGGCATGAAAGAAACACTTTCAAACAAACTCAAACCAGCCTTCGATACATTGTCTAAAGCAGGTATCAAGGCACTTGAGGCAATTATGAATCAGCTCGATAAGGTTGATTTTAATAAACTAGCCTCAGGGATTGAGAGTTTTGTAGGTAAGATTGACTTTGACGCAGTTATCGGAAAAATAACATCGTTCGTTGGTTCTGCCGTTGCTAAAATTAAAGAATTTTGGCAAGGTTTCTCAAATACAAGTGCGATTTCTGATTTTAAACAGGCATTGAGCGAAGTTTGGGAGGCTGTTAAGAAAGTATTTTCTTCACTTGCTGGAGGAGATACGGCATCATTTGGCGAAAAGGTTGGGAAAGCCTTGAGCGCAGTTTCAAAGGCATTACAGGCTTTTGCTAAAATCGTTCAAAGTCTAAGTCCAGAACAGATAAGGGCGATTGCTACAGCGTTTATTGGTTTCAAAGTGGCTCAAAGGTCAACAAAACTATTGGCAAATGCTTTAATTGGACTAAGTAAAGGAGCAGGCGCAGTTAAAGCCGTTTTTGGTGGTTTAGCAAGTATTACAAGAGTATCAAAAGCTTTAGCTGGTATCGCAAAAGGCTCTCAAGCTGCAAGCTCGGCGTTAACTTTCATGTCTGGAAGTTCAAAACTTGCTAAGGGTGCACTAATCGGATTGAATATCTTTAGCAAAGTAGGCGGTTGGATTGGTTCAGCGGTTTCTGCAATCGTTGCTTTTCTCGGTCCAGTTGGATTGATTATTGCTGCGGTCGTGGCAATCGGTGTAGCTTTTGTTATTTTATGGAACAAATGCGAAGGTTTCAGAAATTTCTTTATAGGTCTATGGAATGGCATTGTCAACGTTGCATCAGACGCTTGGAAAGGTATTCAAGGCGCTTGGAGCGGATTGGTAGAGTGGTTCTCTAACCTATGGAACGGAGTTAAGGAAACAGCCTCAAATGTTTGGAATGGTTTCCTTGAAACGGCAAAACCAGTGATTGACGCTATAAAGACTGCTTGGGATAGTATCACAGGGTTCTTCTCAGGACTTTGGAAAGGCATTACACAATTCGCCTCGAATGTTTGGAATAGTTTCCTAGAAGGCGCAAAACCAATTGTGGAGGCATTGATGAATGTCTGGAACGCTTTGACAGAGTTCTTTTCAACTCTCTGGGACGGAATCGTTTCAATAGCTAAGACTGTTTGGGAAGGTATTGTCAATGTAGTAAAAGCGGTCGTTGAAGTGATTAAAGGCGTATGGAACGGCATTACAGAGTTCTTCACTAATCTTTGGAACGGTGTAGTAGAGGTTTCTACTAATGTATGGAATGGATTCGTTGAATTTATAACGCCTGTCATTGAAACGATCAAAGGTTTGTGGAATGGATTCGCAGAATTCATGTCTGGTATTTGGAATGGCATTGTAGAGGTTGCTACAAACGTTTGGAATACACTTACATCGGTCGTTGAAGCGGTTTGGAATGCTATTCAGCAGGTTATAACAAACGCTATCCAAGTTATCCAAAATGTGATTACAACATACATGCAGATTGTTCAAAATGTATGGAATGCAATTTGGAATGTGTTTACTACAATCGTTCAGACTGTATGGACTGTTATTTCAACGGTTATTTCAACTGTATTGAACGTGATAGCAGGCATCATCAAAGCGGTGACGGCTGTTATCAAAGGCGATTGGAGCGGAGTTTGGGAAGCTATTAAAGGAATAGCTCAGACTGTTTGGGAAGGTATTAAAACAGTTATTTCAACTGTCATTAATGCAATTAAAGACATCATTAGTACCGTTTTGGGAGCTATTAAAGATACTGTAACAACAATTTGGGATGGTATTAAAGAATTTATTAGCGGTGCAATCAATGCGATTAAAGAGACGGTAGTAAATGCTGCCAACGCTATGAAAGAAGGTTTCTTGGGTGCATTAGATTTACTTAAAAGCGGAGTTTCTAGCGTTATTGATGCGGTTGGTGGAATCTTTGATAAATTATGGCACATTGACTTGTTTGGCGCTGGGAAAGCTATCCTGGAAGGATTCCTAGGTGGGTTAAAATCAGCTTGGGGCGCTGTCACAGAATTCGTTGGAAACATCGCGAACTGGATTGCAACACACAAAGGGCCTATCTCTTATGACCGCAGATTGCTT